GGCGGGATCACCGGCGGCGGGGGTGGTGGTGAGGGGGGGGGGGAAGTGGGGGGGGAAGGCGGAGGGGGCGGCGGAGGCATAGGCGGCGGCTCCTCAATGATGATTGGCGTCTCTATAACAGGCTCGGGCACTGGCGCCTGAATCGGGGGAGGCTCGGGAACGGGGAGCGGAACAGGCTCCGGGAGCGGGCTTTGTTCCACAACCTCCGGCCATTTGATCGGCCACACCGGCTCGAACTTCGGCGGCCCTACGTCCTGGCGGGCGCGCTCAAGCGTGGCCTCAAGCGTCGTCGTCTCTTCCCAGTCGATATTGCCCGCGGGATCGGATTTCAGCTTGATCAAATTCGGAGAACATGCGCCTTCCCATGGCAGGCCCGACCACAGGCAGGCTTCCGCCAGGCGGCGACGATAGAGGCCGCGAAGGGGTTTGCCTCCTGCCCGGCAGGCGCGCGGGATCTCAAGCAATGCGCCTGCATAATCCTTAGCGCGCAGCTTAAGGCGGAGCGTCTCCAGAAGGCGTCCGAGATTGTAGCAATACGAGACGAGCGCATCAAATTGCCCTTGCGTGAGCGGCGTGTCTGGAATGTCCGTGCGGACGTTGTGTGCAAACCGCTCCATCTCCTCGCGGAGCCTGACGTCCGCCTCGGCGATCGACATTGTCTGACCAGGTCCAACGCCTTGTGTGAACCCGTATCCAATGGTCCAAATGCCCACGACGTCCTGATAAGCTGCAGGCCGAAAAGCCTCAAAGTGGCGGATCAACTTGGCGCACGCCTCGGAAGGCGTCAGCTCGGACGGAAGCCGCGTTCGTGGTATTTCAATCCCGACCATCACTGTCCTCGTCTGGTTTGTTGCTCACGGCTGTTTTCTGCGCTTCCGCCGCATAGGCAATCAACTTTCGCATCTTGGCTTTCGCGCTCGCCCTGCCCCCGGATGCGCCCGTCTCCTGCGCCTTGATCCGCTTTGAAAGGGCGATCTGGACGCTTAAGAGCGACTGGGCTCCGACGCTCCCGCACATTTCCAACAGGATCACCCAAAAAAGGGCGAAGGCATCCCGGAAGGCGATCCCGTCCCAGCCTTTGACGTAGCGATCGGGGAAGCGGAACACGGCAGGCAAGCCGGGATCGCCGACGCTCTCAGCCGTTGCCGTGGTTCGCGCTGTCAGCCGCTCCCCCTCAATCTTGGCGATTTGCTCGTCCAGGAGGTTTAGCTTTGTGCTGGCGTCCAGCTCATATTGCGAGATGTTAGCCTCAAACGCGCTGAGGTCGTCATTGCCGGCGATCCCGTCTGAGAGAACAAGGCGCATACTCTCCCGAGCGCCCGCGACCAGCCTGTCCCGATCGGCCCGAATTGCGGCTTTCTCCGTGTCGATCCTGGCAAGGCGCGTGTCAGCGCTTTCCACCGTGACCGTCTCGGTCTGCTGCACGGCTGACGTCTTGCGGTAGTGGTAATCATTGCCCTCAGACACAAAGCCGAGGGCCGCAACGCAGCAGGCAATCAGGGCCATGACCCATATTCCGCGAAGCGTTGCGGTTGCCGCATTCGGTAGGCGCTGGGCTTTCATCCAAACAATGCACAATCCGCCGAAGATCACAAAGGTTCTGAAAACCACCCCGGCAGCTTGAAACGCTAATTCCATACCAGGCGGGGCCAAGCCTTTATAGAATAGGGCGTCGAGTGTGTAGAGCACGACGCAAGCTAGTGCGATTGCGCCCCAGAGCGCCGTCAACGCGATGGTGCTAATGGTGAACGCCGGAAGGTGGTCTTTTGTCCACCGCGCCGCAGCTATCAGGTCAGAGCGCCAGGTCATAGCTTCAGCATCCAGCTAAACAATTCAGGGCTTTTAACGGCGACGGCGCCCAGCGCCACGCCACCCGCCAGGAGCATCTGAGGCGGCAAGCGGCCTAGTGCGGATTGGCGAGGAATGGGCTGGCCCGTTTGATCCGCTACAACCTGGGAGAGCTGGCGCACGGCGCGCTCCACGTCAGCAACGGACATCTGCAAAGCCCGATGGCGGTCCATGGCTGCGACGTGTTCATTGCTCATAGCTGTGGCCAGCGTTGTGAGGTCTCCCCGGTCCGCCTTATGCTGCAAGTCAAGTCGCAGAAGATCAAGTTCTCGCAAGCTGGCCTTGGAGGACAGTTCGAGTCTAACGATGTCATCCACGCCCAACCCCTGCTTTGCGCCGCTTAGGACGTGAACCACTGTTGCGCGACCTGGCCTTCAAGCGTGGTCAGCATAGCGCGTTGCTCATTTGTCATTGGTATATTGCCGACCGCCATGGATCGGAGCGTTGTCAGCTCTGTGAGAAGGCGCGTTTTGAGATCAGCCAGGCTCTCGTCTGGGAGAGCAAACGCGGCGAGATCGGCAGGCATAAGAGCCGGCGAGGACACGACAGAGGTAGCTTCGTCAGATACCAGCGCTTGATATGGTGAAACCGTTTTTAGCAACTCATACGCAATAGTCAGAATTTGCGCGTCCGCTTTTCCGTTTCCTGCGGCGCCAACAGTAACACCAGATGCAACAATGTTGTGTTGATCGTGCCTATATGGGATTGGGGCTGGCGCACCATTTTCAATCGTATGCCAGTCAACGCTTACAAAAAGAAGATAAGCCTTTTTCGGAGAAGGTAATGCCGCGCCAGTCACCGGATCAGTGCGGATGATCCGTTTTGACAGCCTAGCGTCTGTAATACGCACATATGTATTTATTTCAGCAGGAACATTTGGAAGTTTTACGATACCGCGCAAAGCCATGGGTAAAATCCTAAAAGGTTAAGCGTAAATTTCAAGCGGGTAATACGAAACGCAAAACGAGGCTTGCGAATTGGCTACAGATCCGCTTGAAACATCGGATTCAAGCGCAAATTCATCACCGAAAGCGTAAGAAATCCCGCTTGCTATTGTAAGCGCTTTTATCCCGCTTTCTGCTGACCCATACGTCATGGTTGATGCCGTCGCAGAGCCGTTTTTGAACAAAGTGAATGTGCGAGTTTCTGACCCGCCTGGAGCCGTTGCCAACGTCACCTGCAAACGATCAATGATGCCTCCAGAGGGCGCAGAAATCCGCATATTGTTGTAAGTACCCGAACCGGCATTATCTCCGATTAAGCAAAAATAGGTTTTCGATGTCGTCAATCCTGTCGCGCTGGCAGTCCTGCCGTTCCAGTAATTTTGAGACCCAGCCCAACGGTTATAAAGAATGCCTTCGTGTGTAAGGGTTTTTATTTTGATGTTTGTCGGGATCGGCCCCCCATCGCTTTCCGGGTAAGCAAGAAAAATATTGAACCCCAATCCACCATTGGTAATTTCGGTGTTGATGTCCGGAAAGTTGGCATCGTTGCAGACATAAACGCCTTTTGGCGCTGGCGTCTGTATAAACGTATTCTCTTGCGGGAATGAACCGGGATAGGGACTGGTTGTGTCTGTGAAGAAGACAATATCTTTTCCGAGCGCAGCTAGTTGGCATTGAATGAACGTGTTTGAAAAATAGTTGTTATCCGCAAAATATAGACCTAAGCCATAACTGCCAGAAGCGCCGCCGTATTCAATTTCGCTGTCCTCTATAGCGCAGCGCGACATTGCGACGTTGTTCACTGGCCCTCCGGCCATAAGAACGCCGCGGGCGCTGCTGTTTGCTGGGCTGCGCGAGAAGAAGCGCCGCAGAATCAAAAGCGCCGTGCCAACAGCCACGCCTGGCGGGTTTGTCACATCATATGATCTTGCATCAATCGCATATGCAGTTTGCTTCGTAACGAGAACATTGGTGATCTCGCTGCGAAACACCGTGCGCGTTTTGATTGCAATACCGGCCTTGCTATCACAGTTAAGCGTCAGGTTTTGAATTGAGAAGTTATGATAGGGGCCGCGGACGTCGATCATTGCCGCCGTTGCGCTGGTCGCGCCGACCCATTTGATGCTTGTTACGTAGTTTGGTGTTCCAAATTCATTATCGGCCGCGCCTGAGCCAAGGCCAATCAGCGTCAAGCCCGTTGTTGTTGATCGTGTCGTGGTTGTGCCGTCGCCAATAACAATCGAACTGTCGATGGCTGCATTTCCGACCGGAAACCAAACCTGAATGCCGGCCTCGTTTTGAGCTGCCGCAACCGCAGCATTGATCGCGGTGCTATCAGACGCGACGCCATTCCATGTCCCGCCAAACCATGTAACATTAACAATGGCTGTGCGTATGGTAGCGCGCACCCGCGCAACATTTGCGCCGACGAATATTTGACGGTCTGGAGCTTGGATTGCGCCTATTGTCAAAGTTGCTGTCGAAGCAGGCGGAGCAATGGTCCCACCATCGAAAGCTAGGATGAACCCGTCTGTCGTAGCAGATGAACTTAGCGTTATTGCGCTGTTAACCGATATAACGCCGCCGCTTCCCGCAGCAGTTTTTGCCGCAGTCAGAACCGCGTCAGTTCCAGTTGAACCCCACCATTTTGTCTGAACATACCCAGACCATTGACGCTTCCACCGCCTGCCCGCTGTGTCCACAATCACGGTTCCGCCATTGTCCGCCGTGGTCGTGTCCGTGCTGTCGTATCTGAATGTTCCGCCTCCATCGCCCGCAACATAGTTTGATATCACGCTGAGAAGCTCGGGAATTTCCACCGTCGGAGCGTTGTAAGCCTGCAAGGCGGCGATGGTGCTGAGAACGAGGGTCTCGTCTCCATCTTCCGCGACCGCTATCGGGTCACGATCCAGGATTAGGATGTCCGCCGCGTCGGTCAACTTCATCCGGTAGGTGATATCCGGATCTAGGTAGATTGGCGGGAAGCGGCCTGCACTGTCGGCAATGACCGGGTTGGTATTGGCGACCGTCCGCTGAACCGTGGTGTACGTGTTCACCAACGTCGTCGTGCCGGTCAAGTAAAAATAAGCCTTTGCCCCTGAAATCGGCGCCCCGACCGAATCAACCACATTGAAGACAGGGTCATTCAGATACATGGTCACGGCTCCTTTAAGCGGCGAACATGCTTTACCCTATTGTCAGGCAAGGAACAATGTGCAAGGCTTCCTCATCGGCCTTTTACCGGCCTTGATCACGTAATTCACACGGCCTGTTCACAAGGTCGTGATATGCCTGTTTATTAGGCTAAAATAGAGCCATTGCACAACAATTGACCAGCGGTAACGCCGCCGTGATAGTTGTATCAAAACGCCGGAAACGCTGGCAATATCAACGTCTTGCGCCGGTCCGTCTAGTTACTGGACGCGCACCAATTAAGGCGAGAATGTGGCAAGAATGTGGCGGGATTGTGTCATCACCAACAATTGAACAGGGGGTGTTGATATCATTGGTAATAATTGGCCGCTGTAACAATTCTAAGCGTATATTTAAACGCTCAATTTCAGCGATATTTAGAGCGTTTTGGCCAGAATAGGGCGCTTTGAGGCGCAAGGCTTTGAAAACGTTACGCTTTTGGCGTTATTGCTTTGTTTACCATTCCCGCATATATCTAGGCCATCGGCGACGGAGACCCAGTCCCATAGGTCCCCGCCGCCATCACCGCGAAATGGAGCTTCGCAATGTCCTATAGCTATACCACGACTTCCGCGTCGGACAATAACACGGCGCAACTGGCCTGCTACGCCTTGACTGGCCTGGCGGTCATCCTCTCGGCAATGGCCTTCTGGTCCCGCGGGTTCGTTCCCGCAGTTCTTATGACCGCCGCCTTCGCGGCTGTTAGCTTCCTCCTCGCCGGATCGGTCATCCGCTTCGCTGAGGCGCTCGCCAAGGGTCACACGATTACGGCGGGCCTGGTTGTCCTGATGGCGACCGTCTGTCTTTGCCTTGAAGCTGGCCTCACTCACTACGGCCTATCCCACCTGAACGCTCAATACTCTATCGCCCCGAACTGGTCGCTCTGGCCCGCCAGCTTTGGCCTCTCGATCTTCAACGTGTTCTCGCAATACACCTTCGCCCGCGAACTCAAGGCCCACAAGCCGCGCATCGTGGTCAAGGAACGGGCCGAGCGGGTTGACGACTTCCTCGGAGCGCCTGGCGAGTATGCCGCCCACGATGCGCGCATGACGAAGTGGGAGAACCGGGTTGCTCAGGATCCCGAGCGGGTCAAGGCGGCGGATCCCAAAACCGCTGACATTCTCGCCACGATCGGGCGCAAGGTTATTGCTGGCGCCGCCTAATTAGCTCATCACCACCTAGCCCCTCGGCTTATTGCCGGGGGGTTTTTTTTGCTCTTGCGGGATCATGGATGCGCTTGCCGCAACGCTGAACAACGGAACGCCTTTTTCAAGGATCTGCTTGCGCATCTCTGGCGTGATAGGCAGCGAGTGCAATTGCACCTTCTCGCCTTGCGGCCCGTCAACGGTTCTGCGACCAGTCGTAGCGCCGTACTTCTTTCCAAGCTTGTTTGCGGCATTCACCACGATCTTATCATAGAAGTCCCCGCGATTGTCGTTCGCGTTAACGATCTTCCCGTTCTGGACGTTGCCCGGGATCCATGCCAGCTCGTCGAAATCATTCTCCGCCGCGTAGCGAAGGGCGCGCTTCAGCACCAGTTGCACCCAGGCGTTATTCTTAAATGGCGCGTCGGGAACTTTGTCTTCGTACCCCGCTCGTATTTGTTCGGCGATTTCGCTTTGAAGCGCCAATTGACGCTCTGTCAATTCACGAGGCGGACGTTGCCCTTGTGCGGCGTATTGCCTGCTTTCAGCAATCACCGCATCTAAATCAGCGTTAAGATTGCGGCCTTCTTTATACCCTTTCTGCCTCCCCGCCTGATGCCAATCGCTTTGGATCTCCTCCAAAGCCATCACCCGCTTGCCATCGATGTCGCGTTCTTTGAAGCGCATGTGGGCGAGGACGTTAGGGTCATCCCAGTGGGAGGAGCGGAATTGCATGTCCTGCGGAAATGGCGTGCGCGCCGCCTCTAATACTTGCTCGTCCGTTAAGCCTTTTATTGCCTCTCGGAACTCAAGCGGACCAAACTTGCGCGCGTTACTTACATCCTCCGGCGTGTTGATCTTTTCCAGCACGTTTTTTGCAAACCGTAACTCTGGTTGAGGGTGCGGAGCTTGCGGCAACTTTAAGAGTACTTCTTTGTAATTAGATCCGCCTGGCAAGGTGAACTGCGCGAACTTGGTATCACCCACCATTGTCGAGTTGTTAAGCATGTCTCTACGAACATCTTCTGCACCTTGATAATAATCATTGCGCGCTTGCCGCCATGCTTCATCTTTGAAAGCCTGTAGTTCGGCTTGCGAGAACAAATCTTCATCAATGTAACGCATCCTGCCTTTTGACGGCAGATGATCACCCGCCCAGGTTTCAGCTCCGCCATAATCGTCATACTCATCGCGAATGCTTTGAGGTTGTTTTTTGTACATTTCTTCAAGGCGCGCGTTGCGATCTTCGCGCAGCCAATCAAACCAATCGCCAGCTTCCCAGCTTTCGTCAAAACGTTGACGAGCTAGCTCCTCCACGCTGGGAACATTTCCATCACCTCCCCCCAACACCGTTTCTTCAAGTTGCACGCCCTTGGTCTTGAGATAGTCCAGCGCCTCTTGCTTGCTGACTGGCCCCGTCTGGAGATCAAGCCAATCATTGAAACCCGTCCATTCCATCTCTTCCGCTTTGACGTTTGGCGCTTTTGAAATCGTCGCCTTCCATTGCGCGGCAGGAGCCCGGTTAGTCGTGCTCTGCATGACCGCATTCTCAAGCTCGCTGTAAAAACCTAGCGGGCTGACCTTCGGACCTTGCGGAGGTTGAGGTGCAAGCACGTTGCCCAGGTTGCTCCCCATCCGCGTTCTGTCGATCGCAGCGCCACGCGCTAGGCGTCCACCAACGGCCCCACCAGCCGCGCCTAGAAGAGCGTTTCGCGCGCGTTCTTCCGGCGTCTCGCCCTGCGTGCCGCCTAAAGCGCCGCCCACAAAGGCGCCGCCAAGTTCGGGAGGCATTGCCAGCGTGTTCCGGCCCCCTTTAGGGGCCTGCGTAGGGTTTGCCAGGACGTTCTGCGCCGTCGCGCCTCTCGCACTCGCGCCGAGTCGGGCCATCTCGTTAGGAAACAAAAGCCTCGCCGCGCGCTGAGGATCGCTCATCAGTAGATCGCCAATGGCGTTCTGCTGCGCTTCCGTGTATCCGGCGCGTCGGGCAAACTGGATTGCAAGCCTCGCCGCTTCGCCCACATTGCCCGCAAGTGTATTGCGCACAATCGCCGTTGCGGATGATCCTGCATTTAGCAAATCATCCAGCGCCTGATCAGGCATCCCCAACAAGGCTTGGGATGTCACCGAGCCAACGTTTGGATCAAGCCTTGAGCCTTTCTTGAGAAGGTCAAACTCCTGGCTGAACTTGGTAACCAGTTGATCCGCTGCGTCGTCTCCAAACAGGAGCGCCATCTTATCGCGAAGGTTTGGCGCTCTAAGCGCTGCGGGCTTGAGCTGGCCCATGCGGATCTTGTTGACCAGGTTGGTCACAAACGCGCCGCGATAGGCTTTAGCGGCGGCGTCGTCCATTTGGGAGATGTCCGCAGCCACTTGTTCAAGCGGCTTAGTGTAACTGTTCTGACCAAGCTTTACTGCTTCTCGAACTTTCGGAGCCTCACCCCCGGCCTTGCGCGCAGCTGCGTAAGCGCCCGGAACGATTTCATCAAGCGCCGCCACAAACGCCCGCCGCACCTCATCAATCTGACGGGTTTCCTTGTCGCCCATTTTGCGACCGGAGAACTCAATCCGGTCAATCTGCTGTTTGACCTCATCGTAAAACTCAAGGGGCGGAATCTCGTCAATCGCGCGCCCGGAAGCTGCGGCCTTGTCCGCTATAACGCCCCTTGCAGCTTCCACGGCCTGCTGCACTGTCGGACTGCGATCAATGAGGTTTTGTAGTTTGGTGCTGACCTTGAACGGAGCGGCTTTCGCAATGTCATATTGCGGCGTGGCGGTTTCCCGAGCCGCTTTGACCATTGCGTCAACATCGCCAAGGATTTCATCAGCCTTTAAGCCGGTTGACGTTTCCAGATCCCGCATCATGCGCGCCGGAAAGCCCGCCACGCGGTCGGCCAAGATCGCCTGCACCTTGTCGCCCGTTGTTCCTTTGCCGCGAACAAGAGCCGTCAGAGTGTTGAGCGTGCTTTGCGCCAGCTCGCCCGCCATTGCGGGCTTGCCCTGATACTGCTCCGCAGCTTTCAGGAAGTCGTCCAGGTTATTGATTCCGGCCCGTTGCAGATCCGCACGAACGGCCTTTTGCGCGACCCGTTCCGCCTGCCGAGCGGTTGCGCCCGGTCCAAAGGCTTTGACCGCCTGTCCTGCAATTGCGGTTCCCACCGGCTGAAGCGCACGGCCTACAACCGGCAACGCGCCGCCAACCACCGCGCCCAATCCAGCCGCAGGAAGCGCCGCTTGACCGCGCTCCTCCATCGTCGGACCCGCCTGACCGGCCTGCATAGCGCGCCGCTCGGCCTCAACTGTACCGCCATACAACGCGCCCTCTGTAGCTCCGAGGCCCGCACCGGCTGCTATGCGCCCACCCATACGGGTGAGGCCCGTGCTGGGAATAGCTCGCGCCAGAACATTGACCGCCGGTCGCGCCGCCATCGTCACGCCCTTAGCGACACCTGCTGCAGGTGCCATGAAGCCCGCAATATCTGCGGCAGCTGTGCTAAGAGGAAACGCTTGTGCGCCCTGCTGCAAGCGCTGTTGATAGAACGCCTTGGCCTCGGGAAACTGACCAGTAAGCGCATAGGGTGCGGCAAGGATGTTAGGCGCTTGGCCTAGAGTTGCTGACTGCGCAAATTGACCTGCAACGGCTCCAAGGCGCGTTGGAGCCTTAGGGCGCTGGGGTTGTGTCTCCGGAACCGGGACATTCGCCGCCCCTGCTCGAAATGCCTGGCGGCTTGCTTCTTCCTCCGGCTGATAGCCTAAACCGCCCAAAGCCGTTGGACGCTTCATCTCAGCCGCTGGTTTTTGCTTGGCTGCTCGCGCTTCCAGTTCTCTAAGCCGCTTGAGCTTCCGCAGCCGCGTGAGTTCCGAGCGTTCGTCAACCACCACCTAACTCCCGCCTTAGTTGTTCCAACTCTGCTTGCTCTGCAGCTGATAGATTACCACCCGAAACTGTTGCTTGCGGCGAGGGAGGCGGAGCGCCGGGCTCTCCGGAACGCAGAATAAAGCCGCGTTGCGATTGCGCGGATGCGGATTGGCGCGGCTGATAAAACCTTTTTAGTTCAGGCGTGTTCGCATAAATTGAATATTCATCCCGCAAGGCTGCCTCGCGATCGTTCAACAGTTGTTCAATCGCATCTAATTTTGCCCTAGCGCCTTCTTTGCCGCCTTTTGCGTAAAACTTATCAACCCGACCCGGTTCCCCAATCATATCGTTCAAAATTGCAAAATCAGGTCCAACTAGAGCGCCAAGATCCAAACCAGCAGGCCCTTTTAGTTGCATGGCAAGGGCTCGATGAGTTGTCTCAAGTGTTGCACCTTTTGCGCCAAAGCCACCTTGCGCCAAAAAGTCAGAGTTCAAAACGGCTTGTTTGAAATTTTGCAATGCTTTGCGAAATGGCGTAGCCGCTGCAAACTTTTTTGCCGCCTCACGGGCAAGGGTGGGGTTTAGTTTAGGCTCAGAGGGCATAGCCTGCTTATCCGCTGGCCCTCCCGGAATAGGGGTTAAATCACCCTCTGGTGTATAACGGTAACCGCTTGGTGCACGCGGGGCGGCTGCTGCTGTGGTTGCCCTTGGCATAGCTTGAGGACCACCCGGAACAGGTCTTAGCTCCCCCGTTTCAGGGTCGTACATATACCCGGTCGGAATTGCACCCATGGTAGAGGGAAGCTGGATCTTCTCCATTTCCTGCCCCATCGCCGTTCCAAACATGCGCAAATTGTCGTCGGACAAATCCTGCTGACTAAGTTGACTAATTGTGTCTGGCGGGAGGCCCATAGCCTGGAAGGTATTGCCAAACATGGAAAGAGCTTGGGCGCGCTGCTCTTTGGGAATCTGCAACAAGGCCTGGCTTACATTTCCAAGATACTGAAGCTTATCCGCCGCCGCTTGACGCGCCATTTTGTCAGCGTCCTGTTGCCGCGTGTACGCCAGCGCCTCCGCCTGTTCCTTTTGCTTGCGCATCGCCTCCGTCTGAGCGGCTTCACGCTGTCCAAGAATATCCACCTGCTCAACCATACCGGCCCGGCCATACGCTTCCCGGGCGGCTCGCGTATCGCCACGCGCCAGAGCTCGAGCGGCCTGGTTCTGTCCGATCTGCTGGCGGGCGCTTTCAACCGCCTGTTGACCGCGCTGGAAAGCCTGCTGCGTTCCACCGACGATGTCCGTAAAGTAATTTTGCGCCATGTCAGACCCTCGGTGCCGCAGGTGGTTGGAAGGTTGCAAAGGATTGGCCGGTTAAGCCGCCATAGCCGCGCGTTTGAGCGGCAGGGTTGAACATTTCACGCGCCTGGTTCTGACCGCCCATGCTGGTTAAAATATTGGACAAGCCGCCCGCCACCTCACCCGCTACCTGACCGCCTGCATAGCGGTTCGCATAACTTGTCTGTCCTCGAAGAGCGGCCATGTTCTGTTGTGCCTGCCCATAGCTGGCGGCGTAGTTCTGCCCAGCCGCGCCGATCTGACTGGTTGCGCTTGGCCCATAGCCCGCCAGTTGAGACAGGCGGTTGAAGTAATTTGCATACTCGGCGGAAGCCTCCTGCTGGCCTACGTTCTGAAGCTCGCGCATGGCCGCACCGCTTTCCAGCCCGCCCATGGCCGCCCGCTGCGCCAGTACGTTCTGCGAGCCCTGCTGCAAGCGGTATTGATAGTCAGGCGAGGCAAAGAAGCCAGCGAAGCGGGGATCTGCACCCGCTGGCGCATTGGCTGGCATGGCTTGACCCGCTGGCGCCTGTGGTGCGGGCTGTCCAGCGGCCTGTTGCGCCGGAGCCATTTGCAGGGTCTGGTCTTGGCGTGGCGCCATTGCAACACCCGAGACCTCGCCCTCAGGGCTTATGGCCATGGTCCGCGCCGCGGCGGTTTCCAGTCCCGGCATAGCCTGCGAGCCCATTTGTCCCGCTATCTGCTGCTCGTAAGCTTGCGGCGCCTGGCGGCCCTCTGCGGCTCCGAAGGTGGAGTAATGATATTGTGCAAAGGCGTTCGGGTCGCCGTTAAACATGGCTGCAACTTGTGGCTTGGCGAACTCCCGCGCAACGTCAGGATTGGCCGCAAGATAGGCGTTCTGTCCCCCCCCCATCGGGGTAGGCGTCTGCATTGGCTGCTGACCCTGAGCGGCTGCAAACGTACCTTGCGGAACCTGTATGCCGTAAAGCTGACTGAGTTGCTGCAACGCCCCTAAGCCAACCTGGCGCCACGGCTCAAGGTCCGCGCGCTGCTGCTGATACATTTGCTGTTCAAGGCCGAGTTGCTGATTTGTGGCTTGCTGTTGCGCTTGTAACGCCTCAGATCCCGCCTTGCGTTGCTGGGATGCGCCGTAAAGCGTGGCCCCTGCTGACAGAGCGGTTGATGCGATAATGGCCGCAGTTGTCCCAATCGCCATCTCAGAACCTCTTTATATAAGCCGTTTCAGCCCGCTCAAAGCCCGCTCGCGTATAAACCGCGTTAACCGCTTCGCTTCTGTTATCCGAAAGCGCTGAGAATTGCACGGCAGTTGCGCCATTTTCTTGAGCCCATGCCTCAAAAGCTTTTCGCAGCTCCCGCCCCTGCTTCGGAGCCCACCAGAACATTTCAACCGCCAGCTTGAAACCTGGCGCAAAGTAGAACGGCGTAATCACTCCCCCACACATTCCCTCATCGGTCAGGAATATTACCCCGTTTTGAATGACGTTTGCCGCGAAAAGCCCGGTTGCGTCATCGTCGTATGGAACATGGTTCCACGGGCTGTAGCTGTGGAAAGCCCTGCCCATCGCAACAATTGAGGGAATATCTTCAACCGTCGCCCGCCTCACACCGTTGTCTCCGTGACCGATCCGAGGAGGCGGAGCTTTGTTGTGGTGTCGCCCTTGGCGTATATCTTTGCCCCCGCAGGCAAGCCGGACAGGCCCACCAGCGGCGCAAGGTCGGTCTGTTGGCTTCCAATCGTGCGGGTGTAGATCAGGTTCGCCGTCGCCACTGCGGCCCCATCCAGCGCCACATGAAGCGTCAGGGTGTAACCCGTGGTCGCGTCGGTATTGTAGCAGAGAAGCTTTTGCACAGTAGCTTTGTAGCCCGCCGGAACGGTGTAAACCGCCACGCTTGAGGCGGTCAGAAGGGCGCCGCTATTGTCAAATGCTACGGACCGGCTGCTCATGATCAGGGCTCCAATACTGCAAACTCACCCGGAGGCGGTCCGGGATCCGTTCCGCCAGGAACGCCATAAGTTCCGACGTTGTAAACGTTGAACGTCCCTGCCGCAGGCATATACATATAATCCGTGACGCCCAAGCCCCTAACCTTGAGATCAAAAGTTGCAAGCTGGGGCACGATGTTTTCAACTCGCGCGGCTGACACGGCCTCCGCCGCCAACGCCTGAGCCCCTGAGACGCTATCCTCAAGATCCGCCAGACGAGCCGTAAAGTCCCCAGAGATGTCATTGATATTCGTAGCAAGGTCCGCAAGCGCCGCTTCCAGATCCGCAATCCTGTTCGTTAGCTCCGCCGTCAAATCTGACAACGCGGCAAGCGTGGCTTGCGTTGCGGCCTCCACCACCTCATCCTTGACCGTAGTCAGCCATTGATGGCCGTACCGGGTCAGGCGCCCGGTTGCGTCAACAAATGGATCCCCTGCGCTTGGATAATCGGTCATATCTCGTTAATCCACGCGCTTGAAACTCGCATGGGCGCCGTGTTGGTCGTTCGCACCTGAAACACCCGGCCCGGCCTGCGGATCTGTCCCAGACGATACCAAAGTATCTCTTGTCCGTAGTTGCCCGTCAGGCCAAGGCTTACGCCCTCGTAAGGGCCGAAGGTCTGGCCCCCGTCATCGCTATACCGCATTTCCAGCGTCACATTTACTCCGATCGGGGGAGTTCCCGTGGCGACCGTCACGCCAAAAGTCCGGCAGGGGAACTTATCGCCTTCTGCGAGAACTCCAGCGGTAAAGATGCGTTGAATGGGATCAGATCCGTCCGCCGAGCTTTCCGGGTTCAATCGCCAGATCTGACCCGTCTCATCATCTCCCGCGTAAACCTCCGCGCCCTCACCCTGAACGCCAAGATGCGCCCTCCAGGTTGACCGTTCATAACTTGAGAACTCCGCCCAGATCTGGGTCGCCACGTCGTAAACGTAGGTTCCCTGCGTGCCGATCGAGAGGCAGTAGAAGGTGTGCCCGTCCTGGGCGTAGGTCCAAGCTCGCAAGTCTTCAAAGTCTGCCTTGCGGATCCGCTCTTCGATGCCATGATTGGACAGGCGCTGAGGCGCACTGTCCCCAGCCCGATAGACAATCCCGTCATTTCCTACCCAGAATAGGGTGTTATCCAGCTTGGCAATGCTATCGCGCGCCGCGCATCCCTTTTGAAACTCTCGCCCCTTGGCAACGCGGAACGGCTCCACCGCCAGGCCGGTCGGATACCAAGCCTCGACCGTCGCCTCGCCGAACAGATACAACTCGTTCGCGCTGGCGAAGACCGCGATGAGATCGTCTGGCGTGGAGCTGGCCGCGCTGTAATCCAGCGCTCCAAACGTGATCCCATTGATTGCTGACCAGTAAATGCGTTGGCTGTTAGCCCTGACTGCAATGAAATAGCTGTTAAGCCACGCAACGGAGACGACGCCTGCACTGTCGGGAAAGCTGACCGTTGAAATCGTGGTTCCATCTGTGGAGTAAAGCGCCGTTCCGTTAGCGATCAGCGCATAGGTGGGACCGATCGCAATTGAGACGCGATCGGAGCCGGGAATAGCGCCGAGAGACGTTGCAACGCCTGCCACTGTCACCCGGTAAGCCGTTTCACCGCTCACCACGATTATATCGCCGTTGAATGCGCCAGGCTCACGGGCAATCCCCCGAATCGGGCCGCTTCCCGCTGTCGTCAAAGCCGTAAGCCCGGCGCGCTGAAGAAGGACAAAGCCACTTTCCAACGCGACCGGGCTTGGTTCGCCAATGTAGTTCTTAAGCACGATCTCGGGCAGGCGCGTTTCTGCACGCTGATAGGTCTGCAATCCGAGAGCGATCTTCGGCATTACTTCTTCTTCTTCGGCATCATCGGCTTGGTCATCTTGACCGGCTTGCCGCTCTTCTCAGATGCGGCCTTCGCGGCCTTCATCCCTGCGGGGCCATATCCGTACTTCTTTCCACCGACCATCGGCATGTTATTTTCCTTTCCTTGACTTGCCCGCGCTGCTGAGTGCGATTGCGACGGCTTGTTTACGTGAGGTCACAACCGGCGCCTTCTTTGGCCCTTTCGGATTAATTCCGCCGTGAAGCGTTCCCGCCTTGAACTCGCGCATGACTTTGGAAATCTTCTTATCCGCCTGCGTCTTTTTCATAATCTTATTGCCTTTAACCCGTATTACTAATTTCCTGCTTCAATTGCGGTCTCAATTGCTGCGTTGATCGGCGCGAGGTCATAACCAGCCCACCAGTCATTCATGAGCATCTGTTTCAAATGCAGGACGTTGCGGGCGAGCGTGTTAACGCCGTCCGCGTCCTGCGTCGGAACTAAACTGTTGATGAGGCCAACGCTATCTATCATAGCGCTGTAATAACGAGCGATCTGCTCGGCGCTAGGGGGTTCAATGACAAGATCGAGCATTGATTATAATCCTTTAAGGGCTTTGATTTCCGCCGACAATTGTTTGACGGCGTTGACAAGATGCCAAACCAGCGGATCAGTTGAGACCGACAGGACCCCGGTCGAGTTCTCGGTTACGCAGGCGGGCAGAACCTGCTGGATTTCCTGCGCGATGACACCAAGCTGGACGCCCTGCCGGTCAATGGCGGCAGACTGCGGCAGTTCGGTGATTTCCTCGGGCGTACGATATTCAAACGTGCGGACCCTGAGAGCCTCGATGACAGATAAGCCATCGTTGAAATCCGCGATGTTCTTTTTGATGCGAGCGTCGGAAGTCGTTTCCCAGGTCGTGACGTTCTTTTCGTTATACGCGCCGTTTGTGCCGCCGATAAAGGCAGTGTCATCGCCTTTGCCGGTAAGACCTTCGCCCACAACAGTTTGATCGTTGCCGCCTGCTGCGCTGGGGTCGGAAGCGGTTCCAATTATGGTGTTACGTGAGCCGGTAGTAATGACGTCTCCGGTTTCCGTTCCAATACCAACATTTGACGCGCCAGTGGTTTGATAACGTAAGGCAAACGCACCAAGAGCCGAATTACTGCCACCTGTGGAAGTAGTTAGCGCCAGTGCTCCAAACGCAGCATTACTGCTTGCAGTCGTATTTGTGCGCAGAGCGTCTTGTCCAAAGCCACAGTTGTATGCACCCGTCGTTGTCGAAAGCATAGAAGAATGACCAACGGCGGTGTTAAGCCCGCCTGTTGTGGCCGATGCGAGCGCTTGAAATCCAACTGCGGTGTTGTTGCTAGCGGATGTGTTTGACAATAGCGCCTGATGTCCGACAGCCGTTAGAGCATCGCCAGTGTTATTGGCGACAGTCGTAGAACCGCGCGCGGCGTCAATACCAACGCCGACATTGTTTGAAGTATTAAAATAACGTAGCGCGTTTGTCCCAATACCTACGTTATTTCCGCCCGTTGTTGTTTCGCGCAAAGCGTTTGCGCCAAAAGCGTTATTGATACTTCCGGTTGTGACTTCTTTTGCTGCTCTTGAGCCAATCGCCACATTGCCGGTACCTGTCAAGCTAGCGCTATCCAGCACTTCAAGTCCAAACGCCGTGTTGCTTGATACGCTTGTCTGACCACCGAGGCCGATGGTAAGGGTCTGCGCCGTAATGCGCCCGCCTTTGTTGACTTTAAACTGACTGACACCGCCGAGCTGAAAGTCAATGAGCGCAGAACTTGCGGAAGACGCGGTGTCGGTCACGTTCATTTTAAGCGCCGTGAAGGTGGTGGCGCCCGCGTTCCAGGTATCCGTGAGGTCGTACAAATAAGCCTTAGACATAGATCAGCCCTCAAACATCGCGTTCATAGACATGGTCGCCGTCGCGTTCCGACACGCGCACTTCATCGCGCGTCAACACCTCTGTGTGAATAGTGGCTTCCGGCCACATGATCACCAGAGTTTGCTCCTGAAGCGCTGTTGAAAGCGTCGCGCGCATTAGAACAGCGCCACAATATCGGTTGCGTCCGTATTCGTGCTGTTAACCCGTCGCGCCTGAATCGGAATGATCTGGCCTGAGGACACGTTCTTGAACGTGATCGCCGTGGTCCCATCAATCGGAACAAGCGCCACATCTCCCCCAACACCTATGAAAAACGCTCGCGCCGGGCTGGCGAGGTCAACCGTGTCAGAGGGGGTGACGGCTGCGTAATTGTACGCGCTGTTAACTTCCTTATTGCTCGTGGCCATTAGTAAAGGCTCCCTCTGCTGAACACTTGGCTCGGCATCCACCGCAGAGCCTCGTCGAATTTCATATTGTCAATGCGCCGGAACTGCGTGGCAATGCGAGCGCGGCCCGTCTCCGCCATGGATACCAGAACCGCAGACGGCTGAACTCCATATTCCGGCGCCGTCAACACCGCCAGCAACGCCGCAACGCCTTCATCGTGGTCGGGCCCAAGCGGCTGCTCGTCAGTGAGCTTTAGGGCGCTGATATCCGTCCAGGTTCGGGTCCACTGAAGGAAAACAAACTGCTGAGAGACCGTCATTTGAGTTGAACTGACAGTCTGCGAGGGTGTGACCGTGTAAGTCCCCGCCCCACCCGTTCCCGTGCCCAGCGCCGTGATTGTGGTGTTCTGCGTGACCCCGGTCCCGTTGAAGATCTGGCCCACCGCCAGCGTCCCGCGGCTGACCGCACTCACCGTCATTGTCGTCCCGGTAATGGAAGCCGTGAACACGGGAGGAATGCCATTGTTCAGCAACTCAATCCGGGCGCCGTTACGCGGAACCCGGTAGGTCACTCCATTATCGTCCGTCACCGTTGCCGGGAGGCTGACCACATACGTTCCCGTATAGCGGTAATCCTCTTCCCCCGTGACCGCCTCAGTCAGAAGCTTGTCCGTCAAGCGTCCTGCAATGCCAACGCCCACCAGACGGGCCAACATGGACTTCAGAGCTAAAAGCGCATCAGCGGCCTGACTGGCCGTAGGATCGCGCCCGGCAGGGACCGCCTCAATGAGGCGCAAAGCCCGCTTGATGATATCGTCCACCGTCATGCCGCCGCCCTCATCCGATTGCGCAGCCAATCCCCAAGCCGTCCGGTAAAGCCCAGATTAGGCGCAGCGATATGGGTGAGGTTTAACTCTGGAAGGCAGTGAATGTCTATGCCTGCCGAACGGGCCATCTCGCAAAACCAATAGTCCTCCCCCCACATTGTACTGTTTGCAAAGGGCATCTCAAAGAAGGCGTAGGGTTCCCGCTCCCCGTCCTTGTAAGTCCGGGCCGGAAACGTCTCCATGATATCCTGTAACGCCTTGCGGGATATTGCCAGAAAGCCCGTCCCCAGCCCTGCAACCGGGATTGCGCCTTCCCTGTCCGCCCATAACGGGGCCTCTCCAGGAAGCCAACGGACAATAAAGTCCCCGCTCTCGTTCTTCAGCCGGTAAGATCCGCCGATAATATCGTGCGAGCATGTCGCCAGATCGGTCAACGCGCCCGGCTCCCAAGCCATGTCGCTATCGACGAAGACCAGCCTGTCGGATCGGCTTTTCAGGAAATCATGCGCAAGAATGTTGCGGGCTGAAGGGATGCTTGAGCACCCCTCCAGCCGCGCGACATCCAGAACGTGCCCGTTGGAATGAGCAATAAGCTGCTCGCCCAAGAGACTATCCATCGTCGCCGCACATACCCGGCCGTCATAGCAAGGTATGGCGACGGCGATATGCATTAGGCCGAGGCCACAAAGCCAAGGTTGATCAGCGCGGTGCGCAGAGAGTTCACGCAATCGCGGATTTCAGCCGTGGTTGGGGTCGTCGTCAGAGCCGCAAAGGTTGCGGCCTGAGCCACCGGCGTCACGCCATAAAAGGCGATCTTGTCGGCGGTCGTCTGACCCATGACGGTACCGTCAGGGTTCTTATCCGAAAGCTGCTTCTTAGCCATGATACAAGGCTCCTTTCACGTTACGAGGTCGGCGTCAGGGCGGCGATACGAGCGGCAAGCTGCGCACGGATCGTTTTGTACCCATAAAGCACGTCAAGGCGGCAGGGGAACGCGTCATTGTTGATGTCGTACTGACGAACAACGCGGATGGATATTCCATCGTAAACTTCGCGGGCTGCGAAGTCGACGCCCTTGGGCATCACGAGGTCAGCCGTCGCGAACGTGAAGGCATCCTTGTGATAGACCATGGACTGGCCGTAGGTGGACGAAGCCGCACCGACGAAGGTGAGCTGCTTGTTATCAGCCGCGCCGTTGGAGACGTTCTGAGACGCACCAGATGCCACGATCGCCGGAGAGATCTTGATCGTGCCGCCGCCGCCTGCGTAAGCCTCAGTTACAACGAACTGTTGCAGGATCCCCGTGGAAACCTTCGTTTCCGGGTGGACTGCATAGACGTCCGCAATCGTGAACACGTCGCCCACAACCATCGCGCCGGTGCCGGTGTCGACGACGAGCGAGGAGCCCGTCTGAGCCGTGGCGGCGTTGGTGAGGTACGTGGTCGCCACGCGAGCGCCGTTCGTGAAGTTGGTCAGGTGGCTTGTTTCCATGAAATCGAAGCCAGCGGCTCGGCCAACCACGCCGTCGCGATACTGCTTGGAAATCTCAGGCGCTGCGTTGAAGAGCGTCGAGAAAGCCGAGACAAGGTTCGCCATGTCGTTATTAGTGAGGAGCGCCGTGCGATCGCCCTCGGGAGCCAAATTCTCCTGAAGCTTGCGCTTGCCGGAGAGGATATTCGCATAGGTGACAGCCGCCGAGACGTTGTTCACCGTGTTATAAACGTCCTTGTACATGGTTCCGAGCGCGTCCGCCTCGATCGCTGAGGCCAGAACGGCCATGGCGGGTTCAAGGATGCGGCGGCTGAAGTCGTCAAGATCAAGCGTCAGCTCGGCGGAGCTGAAGTTCATGTCGACGCCCTTCTGGGTGGCGACGGTCAGGTCAATCTTGCTTTCCGTCGTGTCCTGGACGCCAATCACCGCGCCGGTCCTCACCGTGTACTGGTTCGGCAGACGGATGCGGAGCGTGTCGCCGATCTTTGCGCCGGACTGGGCGAAAGAGCTGTCATAAGCGCGATTGATCGAGCCAATGAACGTCAGTTTCTGGTGGAGGATCCGGAGGGCCTCCCGGGTAATCATATCCGGGGTCAGAATTGTGTTTGACATTTCCTGTTACCTTTTGACTTGGGATGAACGCCAGCGCATCCACTCGTCCGTCGACATGGTTTCCGGCGTTCGCACGGCGGCCCTGCCTGAGACGGTCGGCCCTGGCGCCGGGGCTGCGGACAACGGCCTGGCCTTTGGTGCGGTTAACCGCATTTCCAGCTTTGCCACCGCAGCGCCCTGCATGTGGGGGGGAAGTCCTGCGATCTTGCGCAACTCGCTCACGTTTTCACCAAGATAGTTGGCAAGCGCTAAACTGTTTTCCGATTCCAGAACGATATCAGCGATTTCCTTAGTAACAGGTAGGGTCGTGTCATTGAAGAAAGCATAGCTTCCTTCAGTCTCCGCCTTCTCCGCCAGCGCATTGCGCTGTTGGATAATGCGTTCCTGTTCCATCTTCGCACGCAAACGGGCTTCAACCTGCTCAACAATGCGGTCCGGGGTCAGATCGGTTGTGTCCTCACCTGTGTAAACCGGCTGGGGTGGCGGGGTATATTGAGACCGCATAGCCTGCTCGCGCCAGTAATCGCGCTCACGTTCGGCCTGTCGAGCCTGCCAGGTTAGCTCAGAGAGACGTTTTCCAACGCCCCTGTTCCGCTTCTCCGGCTGTCCACCTTCATCGGTCGCCTCATCCTGTTGTTCCGCCGCGATAGGTTCGGATTGCTCCGGGGGCGCGCTGGCGGGCTCGGGAGTTGGCGTGGAAATCGTGCTGTTATCAGTCGTATCGGTCATTGTGCGCCTTTCAAGCGGCCCAGTTTAGGCGGGCATCCCTCCCACGGGTGCGCCTTGCGGCGAGGTTCCGAGGCCTGTGGGGGAAGCTCCCGGAACGGGTAAACCTAATTGCATGAGGCGCTCGGTCATGTCGAACTCAAGCTTGTTAGCCTCAATCATTGTCTTTCTGGCCTTGGCCTGCTTTTCAGGGTCAGGCGGCGGGGCTTGGCCCTGGCCTTGGAAAAGCTGGCGGATTTCCTGCGAGACCTCAGCCGCGTCGGGCCAGTCCATCATCTCCGCAATGCGCGGCAGGAGGATAGGCGCCAGCATTGGAGCGGCTTGCATCATCTCAAGCAAGCCTTGCGCCGTCTCCGAGCGCTGCGAGGTAAAGCTTGGCCCCGTGGCCACGCGCACATCATATTGGCCGCGCTTGAGGTCAATCGGACCAGCGTTGACCGCTACGATGGCGGCTTCCTGCTTTTTGCCGAGCACCCGGACTTGACGTTCCGTGTCGTAGATCTTCGGGATCAACTGCACCAGGATGCGCCCTGTTTCCTCAACAGCGGCCAAGAGGTTATCAATGAAGGCAAAGGTGCCAACATCGGCTTCCTTCTGACGCGCCATAATGGCCCGGCCAGACGTTTCATTACTGCGAGCGCCAAGGCTGGCGTCATATATGCCCGTTGTGGCTTTCAAATCGTCGGATGCAAGGGCCGCTTCCTGCAGCATCGCCCCTTCTATCCGGGCCGGTTCCATGCGCTGAGGCGGACCACCTGCTTGCGGGTCAGGTGTATACGTCAGGTAAGGCGGATTGCCTGTGGCCATTTGATGCCACTCTTCCTCCCGGCCCTCGATCTGCCGATCGGTTACGAGGAACGGGGCTTTAGGCGCAAGCGCCAGCTTCTCAACAGAAGCCGAGCGCCAGTAGTTGATCATGCGCTGACTGTCTTTGGCGTAACGGATGATGGACGAGCGGACGATGCGTGGCCCGATTTCCACTTCCTCGCCCCAGACGGGTATGATCGGGATCCGGTCGCCTGCCCACTCGTGCGGCCCTGACAGGATTTCAGCGCCGGTCATGATATACCAGCGCACCTTTTTCTTTGCGACCTTGCGGCGCATTGGCTCGCCGTTCTTATCCACCCGCACGCCTGGCGGCGGCGGTATGTCTGGAGGCTGTACGCCCTGCATCGCGTCCATCTGGGCGCGTGCAAGCGCTTCCTGATAGGCAGTCGCGAGTTCTGCGTAATCATCCGCATAGATCGTCGAGCCGTTTTCCAGCGCAATTAATTCGACCGTTTCTTCCGTGACTTCCCAATATTCAGCGACCCGGACCATGTCCAAAGTGATCCAGTCGGCATAATCCACACCGTCCAGGCCCGCATCGCCATAGAAATCAATCTCAGCCGTGTCCTTGCCATAGAGCGCATGAAACGCTTCTTTTGGAAGTTCGGTGATCACAAAGCAATATTTTGCATCCCGCCGCGTGCGCTCAACGGCTGCCGGATCCCAAACAACGCCGAGCGGGTCCGGAATGCTTTCAATGAAGAGGTCCTGATCGAAGGTTTTTTCCGTGGCGTAATCCGTCTTGATACGCCAATGCCCCATGCCGCAGCTTGAGGAATGCTTCAGCCCTTGAGAGTAAACGCGCCCCGCCTGGCTCATCTGCTCAATCGAGCGGATCATCCCTTCCATGACCTCAGCGGTCTGCAAGTCGCCCTGCTCGGCAGGCGTGACTTGAATAGCTGGAGGCGCAAGCCGCACCTCGTTAACCACCTGGCGGATGAACTGAGGAAGCCGGTTAATCGTCAAGCACGGGCGGCCTGCTTGCTGGCGATCGAGCCTGACCTTTTCCGGCCACTGCTCGCCCGCCAGGAATTTCAGATCATCGACGGCCGAGTTGCGGTTTTCACGCTCAAAATCAATCGCATCGCCGTATTGCTTGCGGCGCTTAGAAAGCCACTCATAAGCCTTTGGATCTGACTGGCGACGGGCCATTAACTAGCCATCCACCCGGCTGCACCGGCGTAAGGGTTGTGTGTCTTCGGTTTAACGACGACGCGCATATCATTAACACCAGCAACAAGATAGCGCAAAGCGTCCGCCGCGTGACTTGACCAGTCGTGAAACGCTTTGGGCTCAAACGCCTTCCGCTTCTCCGACCATTGCCGATGGTAGTGTTTCAGCGCCTTTATGCCTTGCTTGCACTTTTCTGCGTCAATCCACATTCTGGGCAGGGCTAACCGCACGGCTTGGATGCCATCATCGTCATTATGACGCGGAAGGATGCGCCCACGCACGCCGAACTCCTCTAATACTTCAACCCGTGTTTTTCCTACGGTGAAATCACGGGCGCGCATATCATGCGGAAAGATATGCTCCATGTAAAGATAAGGCTTTTCCTTGAGGACGCGGACATAATGGTCAAGGCCAACGCCTGACGCTTCATAGAAGTCGATGATTTGAATGGCCGTTCCATTAAGCTGGGCGAACCAAATTGATGTGCTATCCCCAATTCCAATATCCCAAGCAGTAACAACCCCTAAGGCCGGATCCCACGGAACACGGCCTATTCGTTTGTCCTTTTCCGCCTGCTGAAGCTCTTTAGCGTAGTAAGCGCCCTCGATCGCGGCGGCGAAAGAGCACTCATATTCCCGCTCGTACTGGTCCGCCGTCATCTGGCGGCGTGCATCGGCCAGTTCCGCCTCGTCCACTATACCCGTCTCGCTTGCCCTCAAGGTCAGGTGGAACCAGGTGTCATCCAGCTTACTCGCCTCGTTTATCTCGTAGAAGTCGTTCTCCCCTTTCGGGGTGCCGATAAAGACGGCCCATCCTTTGCGATCGCTGAGCGCCGGACGGATGACCTCGCGCCAAGCCCGAGGATCAATATCCCCAAACTCATCAAGGACAACCCCGTCAAGATATAGGCCCCTGAGCCTTTCATAATTTTCCGCACCGTAAAGCCTCACCCTTGCGCCATTGGGGAAATCCACCCGCAATTCCGTTTCATGCCATGACACGCCAGGAATCGGGCTTGAGAAGTGTTTCAGATACTCCCACGCCACGTCTTTAGCCTGCGCGTAGGTCGGCGCCACATAGGCAAAGCGCGGATCTTTCAGACTACAGGTCAACGCCGCCTTGATCAGCTCGTTAACGCAAGCGACCGTCTTACCAGCCCTGCGATGGGCGACGATGCAGGACCAGCGCTTATCCCGCATATGGAACGGGCGGAAGCTTTCCCGGGGAGCGTAAGGGATTACGATCCGGGCCATACCCACGTTACCTCTGTCTTGACTGGCGGCCCGTTCAGATCCCCTGCAATGGGCTGCGTGCTCTTGCCGTAGCCTCGATCAAGTAATTCCTTGGCAGCTGCGATCTGAGCGGCTGGCGTATCAATCCGGTTCTGCATGATCTCAATCAAGGTCGCGATCGCATCCGGCCCATGCTTTTGAGCTAAGGCGCGTATGTCCGCCGTCGCCTTATTGACCGAGCCTTTCGGCCTTCCGGCCTTCCCATACTTCTGATGTCCCTTCGGCGCACCCATGATTTTCCAAAAATTTAATATTGGACCAATATACCGCCAATATAGGCCCTATATTGCCCCAATATCCAGCAATATTCTAACGCCTTGTTTTCATTGGACCAGCGTGGTTGACGGACAAGTCCCTTCAAAAAGTAGGTATATTCTGCGCCCGTAAACCATATACTCGCATTCCCACATCCAGCGGTAGGTTATTGTCTGCACCATGACGGCCCGACCTGTCCAAACGGCTTGGACGGGGTAGGCAATGGCGGGGCTTGCAAGGGCAAGCGCCAAGATCAGGGCTATGACCTTACGCATCGGGCGTCACCTTTGGCGGCCTGCCTCTACGTTTGGGAGCGGCTGCGGTTTCCAACTGGATAACTTGCGCAGTGACGGCTTGCGGGCTGAACTCGCCGCACCAGTCCCACGCCTGCACGCTCGGCCATAGAGCGCCCATGGCGGTCGCTACGGGAGGCCAGCGGCGACAAAATCCGCCGGCTGCAAAGCGGCATAGGTTGCAATTCATGCTAGCAATCCCAGCGCCGCATAGAGGCTTTGGCCCGCTCCGCGTTTTTAGCGGTCTTCACGACGCCGCCCATACGAGCGCAGAAGCTAGCTTTCCGTCCCGCGTCTGCTTTGGTCTTCGGATTGGGGGCTGGCGCTTTGAGGTTAGACCCGGTTTCCCGGTTATACTTCTCGCGGCCTTTGGCTGTCAGACCAGCGCCCCGGCTGACGGGAAGCTTCTCGCCGCGTCCAACTGACAGAGATACGGGTTTCTTCGCCATGCTATTTCCCCTTTTTCTTGGCGGGTTTAGCCGTCTTGGCTGCGGCTCTGAAGGCTGCCGCGGTGGGGGCGCCCTTCGTTCCCGGCGTCCGCATCTTTTCACCTGAGCCTGCCGCTATGCGCTCGCGCTTCGCGTGAATGTTTGCATACAGTCCTGGTTTGCTTGCCATGTTACTCCCCCAGCTCAATCACCCACGGGCGCGGGATTTCCGCCTCATGGTAATCGTGTCCAATCCACAAATCAATCACGACTTGTTGGCGATCCTCCAGCAAGATCGCCACGCACCGCGGCCATGTCCTGGTCGGCTTGTAATTGCCCCGGAATGCGGCCGTCCACATCTCCGCAACGGCATGGCGGGCGGCCTCCTCGATCAGGTGTTGAGCGTGGCGGCGTTTGGTTTTTCCGAGGTCCAATTCTTTAATTGTTTCAGTGACATGCGCCACGATTGCCAGGATGAATTCATCGTCGATCATATGGGGGTAGAAAAGAACCTGAGATACGCGAGGGCCTGCCGCGAACAGGAGGCCCAACAAGGAAAACGCTACGACGCACGCGACTGGGATCAAAATGTAATCTGGCATGGGCCGGGCTCCAGAAAAGGAAGCGGCCTCCCCGGGAAGCTAGGGAGGCCGCGAGCCCGCGTCGGCATAGCAGGTTGGGGGGGCTATGGGCCGACGCGGGATGTCTAGGTTATAGCCTCGGAAACGTCAAGAATTGGTTTCCGCCTCAGCGATCTCGGCGGTCGAATTTGAGATCCAAAAGGGTTTCCAACCAACCGCCGCATCCTTGACGATCTCGTCCACCGCCTCGTTCACCTCCTCGATCGCCTGCACAATAGGCTCTTGCTGGGGCTCTGAGGGGGTCTCTGTGAGCGCGGCGGGCTCGTCCGCTACGTGGGTAGCCTCCGGTGCTGCAATCACTTCTGCGATCATGCTAGCGCCTTCCAGCGCTCTTACCGCGCTTTCCAGTTCCCAGATGGCGCAATTGGCCTCCCCGAGCTGCGTTGTGAGGGCTGCAATGTCCGCGTTCACGCGATCGCGGGCGTGCACCGCCAAGGCGTGCCGCTCGCGAAGTTCGTTCAACAAAGTCGTCATGGTAAAACCTTCCTGTTTGTGTGGGTTACGTTAAAACATCCGTCCCCCGAGGGGGAGGGCTCGTGGCTGGGCGGGTCCTGAGCGGACGCGCGCCTCGCATTCCGGGCAGTAATTTTTTCCAACTGCGGTGTTCTGCAAGCACTGACTGGCCTGCCCCTCAATAATCCGCCAATACTGGCAAACCGTGTTCCGCGCGGGCTTGCGCGACCATGAGGACACAACGTGGTGGCGCACATGGGGAACATAGGTTTTTTCCGAGCCGGGGATCCCGACCTTGCGCTTTTCCTGCGCCAGGCATGAACTGACATATTTGGCCTCGCACCCCACGTTCTTGGCGATTTGCCAGACGGGTTGATATGGGTCCGCCTCATGCTGGGCTATGATCAGGGCCTTGACGCTTGGCCGCCCGTAACCGCTTTCACCGCTCATTCGATCGTGCTCCCCTGTACCGTGATTTGAACCCGCCCCTTCGCGATCTTGCCCGACCAGTAGGCGGAAACTCCTACGCAATTGCGATCATCGTCCGTGATCTGGCCTGCGAGCAGGTCCAGAATGGGCTTGATCCTGTTATCAATATCGCTCGTCGCTGTGGGCCGCCCGGCCAGGATCTGCACCCGGTAAGGCCCGGAAATCCGGCCCGGCCTCTGGGCCATCATCTCCACGAGCGAGCGGGCGCGCCAGCGCATGTAGGCCTGGGATTTTACCCGCCCGCCCCGGACGTTGTTGAGGAAAAGATTGTTCACGCTCGGGCAAAGATCCAGCTCCAAAACCACCGGCGCGCTGGCCTCAGCCTCGGGAACGTAATCCGGGATTGCGTAGTCCCCGAGCCCCGCGCGGCCCAATTTCGGTTTATCCGTCAAGACAGCTCCTCCAGTTTGAGCGCCAATGCGCGCCGGGGCTTGGTTCTTTCTTCAAGGCGCGCCAACAATTCCGTCCAAGTCGGGAACCAATGCCCGCGCCAGCCGGTGACCGTGTCGCGAACAATATCGCCCGGAAAGGTTAAGCAACCGCGAATATAGATTTGGCTCATGAGATCAAAATCGGATTGGTTCCGCTGCTGGTAATTCATGGCGAGGCTTAGCGCCGTGATCCATTTCGCCACCCATTCCTTGCCCGCTGGGAGGAGGGCTTGTGCGACCATTTTCTTAGCCCCTTGCAGGTCTTGCGGCCCCTCCAAACGGGACAATTTCGCCCCGATGAAAACGTCCTTCCAGGTCGAGGCGCCCGTTTTGGGGTCCACGGGGAACGTCATCCGGGTCTTCCAGGAGACCTCCAGCCCGCATGAACGCAGCCGCGAGACTAGGTCTTTCGTGTTGGCCTCCGGATCCGCTGCGACCATTGCGCGAGGCATTTCGGTTTCGGATGATCTGACCAGATCCGTTCCGGATCCAGTTCCGCCACGTTGCACGCCAGTCGGCTTTGACGCCTCGGCTTCCGCCTTGAGCGATCCAGTGATCGCGGAACTTATCGGCTTCATGGTTGATCTCCTCTGCGGTCAGATATTCCCCGTTTGGGGTACGGTATTGGTAAGCCTCTGACGCCCAGTCCTCGGGGAGGGTCCAGTTTTCGGGTAAACGGGAGCCCCGTTCGCTCGATTTGCGGCGCGTTTTCGAATTTTCGCCAAAACTATTTTGGGGAGAGGGGGGGATTATAGGGGGGGAGAAGGGGATAGAGTTAGGGGGTGTGGGGGGAAGAGAAAGGGGAAGAGGGGGGGAACAAGGGGGGGGGAGGGTTGTCCCGTGACCGTCACGTGACTGTCCCGTGACCGTCACGTGACCGTCACGTGACGTGTCGTCTTGCGGTGTTTCCTTGGGCTCCGCCTGCCGCTTTTCCCTGGACTTGCGCTTGCGTTCCTTCGCCGCTTCACGGATCTCCGCGAGGCGCGTGCTTTGAGCCTCCACTGCCTCGATGGCGATTGCGATCACTTCCGGGGTAGCCCCGGCCTCAGCCAGACGGCGCACAAGATCGGCAATCGTCATCTCCTCGCCCTCCCCTTCGCCGCCGTCCTGAATATGTCCGGGCGTACGATTTCCTTGGGGATGCCAAGTCGCCGCTCAATCTCCACGGCCCGTCCGAGCGGGATCACTCCCCTACGCTTCCAGGCGCTCACGGTCGCAACTGGGATTTCCAGCGCCCGCGCTAGCTGCGTCGGGCCGCCAAACAGGCGAGTAAAAAGTTCTTCTGAAATCACCATCCTGCACCTCTTTCCGCGCCCTTAACTCGCTTTCGTGCAAAAGGCAACAAAATAATTTACCATAAGCGCTTGCATGGTCTGTTGCATTATGCAACAAGAATTGCAACACGAAATTGCAACACGAAAGGGAAGCAATATGAAACACGAAACACTGTCCGCCGCACTGGCCGCCGCTCAGGCTGTTATGCCTCCGGTCGTCAAGGACCGGGTCGCCAAAATCGGCCCCGGTCGCGAATACCGCTATGCGGACCTTGCGACGATCTTGGCCACCGTCCGCCCTGTCCTGGGCGCGCACGGCTTGGCCCTTACCCAGCGCACGCAGATCAGGGGCGATGCTATCGTCCTGCTTACAGAGCTGCGCCACGCCAGCGGCGAGGTCCTCGACTCAGAGTATCCCGTCGCCGCGATCGGCATTAAACATCAGGACATGGGCGGCGCCCTTACCTACGCCCGCCGATATGCGCTCTGCGGCCTGATTGGCATTGCCGCCGACGAGGACGATGACGGGGCGACGGCCCCTGCCCCTGTGCCGGTTCGCGAGCCTGCGATCTCTGCCGATCAGGCGCTTGAGATCAATGACATGCTTAATGAACTGGGCGCAAACCGCGCGGCGTTTCTTAAGTGGGCGCAGGCTGACAGCGTCGAGCAGATCCCGGCCCGTAAATATGAGGCTGTTATCAATAAACTCTCAGCCAAGCGGGGGGCGTGATGACTGTGGAAATCAAACACCGTTTCACGGGCGCGGTTCTGCACACCGTCCAGGCCGACACGCTACGCGGGGCGGACCTGAACGGAACGGACCTAGGCGGGGCGGACCTAAGCGGGGCAAACCTGCGCGGGGCGCACCTGAGCGGGGCGGATTTGCGCGAGGCAAAACTGAGCGAGGCAAACCTGCGCGGGGCGTACCTGCGCGGGGCGGATCTGCGCGGAGCGGATTTGATCGGGGCGGACCTCCGCGGGGTAAATTTGCGCGGGGCGAACTTGTACGGAGCGAACCTGCGCGACGCGGACCTGAGCGGGGCGGACCTGTACGAAGCGAACCTGTGCGGGGCGAACTTGTACGGAGCGGATTTGGGCGGGGCGAACCTGCGCGAAGCGGTTATCAATGCTAACAAGCTTGATCGGATACTCGCCCGCGCCACGCGGGTCAGCGATAATCACGAGTTCTTCCTCTTCGCGCTCCAAGACGGCCCGCCGAAGATAAAAGCCGGTTGCCGCTGGATGACGATTGACGATTACCGCGCCCATGTCGCCACTAATTATCCCAGAGCGTGCAAGGCGCGGGAAACGCTGAACATTCTTAATTATTTCGAGGCTTGCATACATGACTGATTTCACCGCTTATTATTGCGAGGCTTGCATATGAGTGACCTAACACTCGTCCAAGGCTCACCGGAGTGGTTGCACGCACGCCTAGGCAAAGTCACCGCCTCCCGCGTGGCCGACATTGTGGCGCGCACAAAGACAGGCTATTCCGCCTCCCGCGCTACCTACCGCGCCCAGCTCGTGTGCGAGCGCCTGACTGGGCTTCCGCAGGACAGCTTTAGCTCTCCCGCCATGGACTGGGGCCGCGAGCAGGAAAGCAATGCCCGCGCGGCCTATGAATTCGAGACAGGCCGCACCGTCGATCTGGTCGGGTTTGTTTCTCATCCCTCTTATACCATGGCAGGCGCATCCCCGGACGGCCTCATCGGCCAGGATGGGCTTATTGAGATCAAGTGTCCTAACACCGCAACGCACATCGAGACGCTGCTCGGGAAGGCAGTTCCCGGAAAGTATGTGGCGCAGATGCAGTGGCAAATGGCTTGCACGGGCCGCCAGTGGTGCGACTTTGTCTCATACGATCCGCGCCTGCCTGGACACCTTCAGCTCGCCATTTACCGGATGGAAAGGGATCCCGCGCATATTGAGGATCTCAATCGCGCCGTGGGCGAGTTCCTCGCCGA